CACGCGTGCCTTAATGGCGTTTATCTGGCGGCGCATGTTGCCAGTAATCAGGCGCATACGGCGATAGGTAGGGTCGTTAAGCTGTGCCGGATCTTCTCCAGCCATGCGCATGATGGTTTTCGTTGGATCGATTTCGTGCTTTGGCTTCATGTAGCCAGGTTTGATTGTGCTGGTTTCGTACCCTTTATCGCGCTGAACCTGGCTACCCACCATAGGCGAACAAAACGCCGACATGGTGACTTCTTCAATGTCCAGGGTATCCAGCATGATGTTTTGCGTGCTGAATGTCGCCACGTTCGGGAAAAACAGCGTGGTAAACAGAGGGCTGAATTTAAAATCCGCAATATCCCCGCGATTCAGGTACATGAAAAGCTGGTTAGTGTTAAGTGCCGTTGCTTTGCCTGCCATTATTCACCCCCATAATTTTTATGCATCCCAAGCGCCGCAAGTAAATAAGAGCGTACAAGTGAACCTATCGACGGCTCCGGCGTCATCAGCGGATCCAGTCCAGCCGCAACGCCAGCTTCATAGTTTTTTTTGTGGCGCTGCTTGAGCACCTCCACGATTTCGGGGCTTATGTACACCGAAACACCGCTTTTTTTCTCTTCAGCCATAGTAAGAAATTCCTCTTCGACTAAAAAAATCATAACTGGATGTTTATCCAGTCCTGATTATAATCAGAATTGCATTTTATGCAATGATATTGAGTTATGTTGCAAATTATGAAATGATTATCCCGATCACGAACGCCAGTGCATCCAAAAACCTCATATGCAAAAGCCCGATAAGAACCCTCTGACCTTATCGGGCTTTTTTTGGGCGCAAAAAAGCCGGATTGCTCCGGCTATGTGTGCTGTGTGCTGGCTCAGTCTCTGATCTCTTTCAGAAATTCTATCAATGCATCTATCTGTTCAGGATTTACCGCCAGCATTTCACCGGATAGAGCACATCTCACAAAACCATGCTGATCCTTTTCAATCAGTGCGCCCGTCTCCAGGAATGCGCGGTAATCATTGATGCTCATCGTCTCCATGTTGTCAGCATGGTATTTATCACGCTGTTTTAATATCTCATCAAATTTCATCGGCATTGTTTTTTTCCTCTGTTGTGTCTGTTTGTTTCAGATAGTAACTATGCCTGACCGTGACGAAAACCCGGTAATGCGCCATACCGTTTCAACTGGTGCAAAAAAAGCCGGATTTCTCCGGCTGTTTGATTAGCTGTCCTGGTAATTGCGCCATATTTCATCACCAGCACCATCTATACCCATTTCGGCATAAGTGCGATCGACTGCCTTTTTCAGGTCTCCGAAATTATCCGGCGGCTCCGGTGCCCTCTGTGCCTTCCTTGAACATTCCAGCCGTCGCATCGTGATGTGATGCCGTTCCTTGTCTGTCTCCACCAGCTGCATGACTTCACCCCATCGCGCCGCCGCCCTCCGGTAAAAGCCTTTCGCCTCCAGTTCCTCCGCTATGCGGTCATGTACCATCGTCACCCCCTCAGAACGAAATATCATCACCGTAAGGGTCATCGCCTCCCGCTGGTGGCTGATTACCCTGTGTGCCTGTGGTTTTGCGTCTGTTCCCGCCTGGACGTGCCGCGCGGGCACTGATTACGCTGTCTGCGATAACCTGCCAGCCCTGCCGCGTTTCTCCGTTCTGTCCGGTCCACTGGCTTACCTGCATCGTGCCGGATACGCTGGCAACATCGCCTTTTTGATGTTTAGCCAGGAAGCCGGCCTGTTTGCCAAATGCGATGACCGATAACCATAACGTCGCCTGTCCGTCCTGTGCCTGGCTGCATGGCAAAGATACCGCCATACGCGCCAGCGTCATCGGTGTGCCCTTGCTGGTCTGTTTTACCTGCGGGTCGTCCACCAGCCGCCCGTAAGCGGCTATCTGTGCCGTCATAATTCCACCTCTCCGGTTTTAACGTTGATGGTTGTTACCTGTTCCGCTTCGGCAATCTCCCGTTCTGTCAGCGTGGCAAAGTTTGCCGCCGCCGTGGTCATGAATGCGCTTATCAGGTCGGGATGTTCCTTCGCGTATCCTTCCCGCGTGTGGCGGTCTATCGTTCTGATTGCCACCTTTAAGGTGTGCTCAGTCATGTCTAACGCTTTATATTTTGGCTCTGTTCTGTCTCTGCGTTTTTGGGTCATTTCTCGCAACCTCTCACTTTTTCGCCTCACTTTTTCAAGCGTCTCACTTCGTCGCAGTTGGGATTTTCGGTTTTTCTATGTGTGTGTTTCATAAGTATTTTTTTACCCCTCACTTTTGAGGATGTATACAGGTCGAAAAGTGAGGGAGAGCGGGCTAATTTTGGCCCTCTTTCTATCCCCCTCGCTTTTGCTCCTCACTTTTATAGCGGCGCTACATCATCCCCATCGATACGAATAACCCCATCTTTTTCCAGCTTGTACAGCCAGCGCCGGAAGTTTTTCATTTCATACCCCAGCTTTTTCATGTCATCACGTAACAGCGGGATCGTGCACTTGTCGCCGTTCTGTGTGCGTGAACGGATGCACCCCCATAGCGCGGTATGGTTTTCCGTCTTGTTCCCTGCCTCCTCGATGCGCTCCAGTTCAACAGGAGGGCGCGGATCATCCACCACCACCAGCGACGTGATTAATTCACCGTCAGCGTCGGTAAAAAGCTCCACCACGCGTAAGTCATATGCGGCTTCTTTGAGTTCCTCCGCGTCCTTCATTTTGGTGCATGAGATAACCAGCGCTTCGCTTCCTGCGTCCTCCCTGCGTATCCGGTATTCAGCATCCAGCGAAGCACGAAATGCACTGGAACCGCGCGCGCCTTTCGTCTCATCCTTGCCGGAATGGTGAACCACCAGCACCGTGGCCCCTGTGCGTCGTTTCAGTTCGTCACAACCACGGATAAACGCCCCCATATCACGGGAATCATTTTCATCATTCCCACCAAAGCAACGCGCCAGCGTATCCAGAATAATCATGCGTACAGGTTTACCCGTTTCCCGCTCCACCTGACGGGCAGCGATAACCATTTCATCAACATCAAGCGGGGCAGCCGGAAAGATGGGGCGGTTTACCAGATACAGATTTTTCACCTGCTCATCGTGCACAACCTCCCAGGCTTTTACACGACGCGGAACACCTATACCGCCTTCACCAACCACATAGAGAACCGCACCATGTGCAACCCTGCGGCCTCCCCACTGGCGACCAGTGGCAACATGGCACGCCCACGATCCGGCAAGGAATGATTTATAGGACCCGCTAGCCCCGTATATGCTGCATAGCGATACCGCCGGAATAATCCCCTTAACCACGTAATCCAGTTGCGTGTCGTATCCGGTAGATCCAACGCTCATCGGTAGCGTGGTTTTTCGCTGGTGGTTTTTTTCTTCCGCCGGCTCTTTCCCGCGCACCCGTTCCAGGTATTCGCGCCAGTTCTCCCGCATATGGCTGTGCATCCCTTCGGGGTAATAATTCGCATCAGTTACACCCGCCGCCGCCAGCTTGTGCGCAATGGCATTAATATTTGATGGCCTGATGTGGCCTGCCTTGTACAGCCGGACACAATAGCGCCCCTCGTCGATGATTCTCAGTTCTGCCAGTTCATCCAGTTGATCATCAGCCAGCACAACGGGAGGCACATTATCGCCAGCCAGTCGCCCGTCCTGTTCCTGCCACTGTTTCGCATGTGCCCAGGCATCACTACCCGCAAAAATAATGACTTCGGTCATCTTGTCGTAAGGCTGTTTTTTTAAGTTCGGTGCGCTTTTCATTTCTTGCCCCTGAATCCGTTAACCATGGTTTTCAGCTTCTGGATGTTTGCCCGTGCCCTGGCGTTGCTGGTGGGCACGTTATGCGGCGCGGTCTGTACCAGAGAAAAATCACGCCGGAACTGATAAACAGGCATCACGCAATCATATTCGTAACCTTCACGGCGGTAGGTTACGCGCCGTTCTTCCACGCCCTTAATCATTACCGTGCCGCCGTACTGGTCGCGGTAAATATCACCGCGCGTAAATTTAGGGTGAGTGTTGCCACTGGCAGTTAAGCCAGAATATTTAAGTTTCATTATTTTTATTCTCCGGTGTGCTGTTCTTTATATCTGTCGTGCAATAGATCTATTTCTTGCAGTTCCATTATTACAGGCTCAAGAAGCGTTATTAATGCCGTGGCAATTCTTGATTTTTGTTTGTCGCGTTCATTGTCGCCAAGTGTTTCAAGCCATATGCGCAATATTTCCATCATGTTTTCACTGTGAGAAAGTGCAAGAAATGCGCGGTCTATTGTTTGGTGGTAAATATCACGCATGGCTTACATCCTCAGGAAATTTTCTTCTATAACGCGCCTCTGCCACATATTCCGCATAATCGGCGGCGATATTCAGTACATCAAGCCCCGTTGATTTATATTCTCTCGTGGAAAGTAAGAAAAAAGCCGCTCTAATAAGTTCTGGCATTGACGAAAGCGCATCAGCCGCATCATCAGGAACGCCGGAAAATTCCTGTTTCAGGGAATTAAAACGATCATCACGCATAACCCCCCCATTTTCACAATCAGCAATCAGGATAGCTTTGGCCTCATTCAGCGCCGTATCAGCACTAAATTGCATGACAGCCAGTGAGTGAGGAACGAAAGCACCGGCATATTCTGTTTCGCTGGTGGCGTGCTTATGTGCCCTGTCCGCGATAACAGAAATATCAATCAGCGCGTGCATCAGCGTTTTGATGGCTTCGGCGGCTGCGTCCGGTGTGGTTTTATTGTGCATAAAGCATCCCCTGAATATTCGTGTTAATCATTCCGGCACGTTTTGTGATTTCCTGTAATGATTCCCTTGTGGCGACAATTGCTTCATCTGGTAAGTGGTAATTACACACCACGCGACCTTTATCCACATTGACCAGTAGCTGCCCTGTGAATTTCTCACGAAACTGAATGCGGTTAAGGTCAGTAAGTGACAGATTAATCATGGCGCACCTCCTGACGAATACGGGCGGCAAATACAGCAACACAACCGGACGGGCAACGGTTACGCGCTTCGCGTTCCGTCCAGGCGGTTACGTGGATGATTTGAGATTCTCCGGCACTCAGTGCCAGAAAACGCCACACAAAGGCCGTTTGTGTGTGTACAAGGTGTGGTATATGATTTACGGCAACCATAACGGCTCCTAGTTTACGTTGTTGGTTAGACGCCCCGTATGTGTTCCCAGCACTGCGGGGCGTTGATTTTTGTGTAATGGCAAGTACAATGGTAATTACCATGTAGGTATAGCAATAAAGGGTAATTACCATGTCAACACCATTAGAAAAACGTTCGCCTCCATACCAAATGCGATTACCGGAAGACTTCAGAGCGCAGCTAGAAGAAGCTGCTAAGGCCGATGGCGACACATCTTTAGCCACTTGGATTAAACGCGTTCTCCGCAAAGAATTACAGCAACGCGGCATAGAACCCAAAGGATAAAAACTATCAGCGCCGTGGTGTGAGGTATTACGGCGCATTGCTATGCAGGACAACACAATGACCGATAAAGAATTGACCAAAACATTATCACCGGCACGGAAAAGACGGCGCAGAAAGATAGAGCATGAATCAGAAAGATTCGCGCCATGTGCTTTTGCCCTTGAGCAATTCCTTAAAGAGTACAGGGAAACGCGCCCATTGCAGGTATGGCAACGAACTGAACCAGACTGATAGCATTGCCCACCAGCCTGATAGCGGCTATCATCCCCGTGCTTATGTTTGGGATCATATACACATAAGGCGCAGCGGGTTATCTGTTCAGAAAGGCGGCTCCATTTCGGGGCCGCTTTTTTTATGCCTGAAAAACCCCAATTTTGTGGTTTTCCAGTCTCACCAGGGCGAACGAATCCCCGCCCACGTTCTGGCGTATATTCAATCTTCATGGTTATAGCTCTGTGTTCAGATGATTGATGTGTGGCGGCTGTGTGCCGCCAGCGTGATTAATGAACTGCCTTGCAGCTATCCTTCCAGGCCAGAACCTCGGATAAAGACCAGCCAACGGAACGACCGCCAAGTTTACGACGTGATGGGAATTGTCCGGCCTTTTCCAGGCGGTAGCGACACGTACGGCTAAGGCCGGTTAGTTTTTCGCATTCTTTTTCACGTATAAACCGATCAGTGCTTAACACTATTGCCCCCTTTCGTTTCTTAAAGAGTCATCAGGTGTCTTATTGTGTCGTATTGTTCCCGCTAGAGTGATGAATGGCAAATACTGAGGATGTATGATTTACAGAAAATGAAAAAGTAAGAATAAAATCTTTTAAATTCATGTTAATACAAAGGCATAAAATATTGTTCCATGCCTTTTTTCTCGCTCTTTAAAGAGTGATTCGCTAGTGTATAAAAAACCAGTAACACATTAAAAATCAGCTACTTATAAATCCGTACGCTTTTTCGCCTCTTGTTCGTAGTTGTTCCACATTGTTGCTCATTGTTGCACGTTGTATCTGTTCGCATATCCAGTATGCGCATACTGAAAAAACACGAAAAAAATTATTTTCTTCTGGCTACTGGTAGCGTGGTTACGTTTTCATGTGTTCCCGCCAGTATCCCTAACCGCTCCGTCCACATATCCAGCGCATTGCGTTTCGCATCCAGATAACGGGAATGATTATAAACTCGCTGCATTCCTGGCATCTGGTGGCCTGTAAGCTGCTCCACGACATGCGGATCAACGCCTAAATCGTTCAGCATGGTTGTAAAGGTGCGCCGGATGTCATGCAGTGACCAGTGAGGGTGATTAAGCCTCCTGTGCGCTAATCTTCCATACTGCGATACGCTGGCCTCCTGTTTCACTTCCCCCAGCAATAAGCCCGTGTGCCTGTTCTGCTCCACCAGCTGCGTGATGAACGGCAGTATTGCTTCCGGTATAGGCCGGAATATGGCTACCTTCGTTTTGCTGTGCTCCTTCGGAACGGTCCAGAGCATTTCGGTAAAATCCCACTCGCTGATCTCCGATAACCTCAGTTCTACCGTCCGGCATCCGAACACAATCAGGAGGCGGATTAACGCGATGTAGTAGGGGGAGAATATTTTTTTGTCCAGTGCCTGCAATAATTCGCCCAGTTCTTTGGTGCTTAAGACACGCTCGCTTATATCCGGTTTTTTCCCAACGTCCGCCACACTCATATCATCAAGAACGTTGCTGATTGCATAGCGCCGCCTCCGGCAGAACTTAAGCGCCTGTTTGCACGTCTGTAGCAAGAATCCGGCAGTAACAGGCGTTCGCTTTGCCACCTGGTCAAAACAGGCCAGCCAGTGCCGTAGCTCGCATTTATCCAGCGGCATAGCACCAATGTGCTGTATTACGTGATTATTAAGGCGCTTTTTCAGGGCGGCATAATCCACGCGGTTTTCCTTTGCGTACGACTCAAGCCAGTAGGTGAGCGCATCGCCAACCGTTACCGGCTTTAACGCTTCCTGTACGGTGTAATTAAGCTCATGACGTGGATTTTTCCCCTCTGCCAGCCATGCGCGACACTGGGCGGCTTTTTCCCTGGCTGATTTCAGGCTCAGATCAGGATAATTTCCCAGCTTAATGCGTTCCGGTGGTGCCCCCCTTCCCGTTCCGGCCCTGTAAGTGAAATACCAGGTTAAAAGGCCACTGGTTGAATGCCTGACGCTCAGGTTTCCACCGTCATTAAGAAAGGCTGTTTTTTGGGCGGGTGTGCCGTTGATTTTCCTCAGCTGTGTATCGCTCAGTTTGTTAAGTGCTCTGCTCAT